TCCTCTTTGACTAAGAAAGGACGATATTTAATTTTTTTGCCTGTGGAGGGCATTTTCAACTCATAAGTTGGAGTCGTAATCGTTGGTAATGGCATGATATTTGAATCAATATTTTATATAGAGTGGTTATCTACCAGATCTATATCTCTTTCTATTTGCTGTTGAGTAAGTTTTCTTCTTCTCATTGTTGGCAATAGTTCCTTCTGGCACAGTGTTTCCATATAATAAGGAATCTCTCAAACCATTTCTCCTCGCTTGTTCCTTACTATTCAATAAAGTAAAAGCGTCTCCAACAATAGCCTGATTTGTATCAGTATAATTGAAATTTGTGAAGAACCTATCATACGCAAGTTGCACACTACATCTTAACACATTTGAGTCACCATAGGCAACTCTCATTGATGTCATGTTCTGTGGCCAAACATTTATAAATTCATATGTCATAAGTCTTGTAGTTGGATTTTGATCAAGAGGCAAACTCTCTTCAAACGTATCTCTTTCAAATTTAGTTAAATGAATTGTCTCTTTGTAATCATCTGGATAATTAAATCGTCCGTAGGCGTTCAAATTTCTTTTGTTTGTACTAATGGGATTGATAAAAGTCATCCATGATTCTAAAACCTCAATAATCACATGATCAAGATCACAGTAAAAAGTTAAATTAAGTGGTGGAAAAGTTCTAAGATATGGAAACTCCTCTTGAATACCTTGATGATGTCCAACTGCAAGAGTTGATTGAAAGGATGTGCCTGGTATCTCTGCTTCTGCACACATCACAGACATCTTTTGCATAAAATCACGACCTTGAACTCTTGAGTGACCAGAAATAGCAGGGTCAAAAACTATCGTTTCTATATCGGACAATTCAGATTGTAACCATGTTTGCCATTTACCAAAAGAGAATGTGACTTGATAAAACGTATCTAATGACGGGCGACCAATAATCTCCCTGACATCTGCCATATCCTTATGGAAGATATCTGATTTTCTTGGAAATATACTATTACTTGACACAATAAATAAATTTGGGTTGTTATTACTATATATGAGCTATAAAGGAATATATAGACCTTCTAATCCTAAAAAATATAAAGGCGATCAATCTAACATTATTTATAGGTCTTTATGGGAGAGAAAGTTTATGAATTATTGCGATTTAAATGAGAATATTCTTGAGTGGGCATCTGAGGAGTTCTTCATACCATATCGAGATCCAACTACAAATCGTGTTCGTAGATATTTTCCTGATTTCTTTATCAAATATAAGGACAAAACTGGTAGTATTCGTAGATCAGTGATTGAAGTAAAACCCATGAGAGAAACACTTGAACCAAAGGCAACAAAAGGTAAATCAAGAAAAACTTTGATAAATGAGTCGATCACCTATGTTCGCAATCAAGCAAAGTGGAAAGCTGCAAGAGAATTTTGTGATGATCGTAAGTTAGAGTTCAAAATCATGACTGAAAAAGAGTTAGGAATCCGATGAGTATTCTTCAGAACATATTAGACAGAGTTGGTGGTCAAGTCAATGAGGATTTCTTTCGTCAGCAATTAATACAAGAACTTGGATCAACAAACTTTGATGATGATGCTGCAGATACAGGTGGATTTTCGCCTGGCCAATTATACTTCTTCACCTATCAAGCACAGACAAAACAACCATATTATGACATGTATCCTCTATCATATGTGATCGAATATCAAACAGGCGGGTTCTTAGGTTGTAATCTTCACTATCTACGTTTGAATCAAAGAGAAGAACTTGCAATGAGCTTACTAAATAACTCTGCTCAGGGTTCAATAGCTGCACCTCGAAGAACACTGCATAAATATCTTTATTCTGGTGTTAGAGGACAACCATATCGTATTCCAGAATCAGAATGGACAGACGTAGCACAATTACCCACTGAAAGATTTGTTGATATGAGAGGAATTAGTGTTCCACGAAACAGAATTTACAACACAAACTAATGTCAGTAACAAAAAGTCGAAAATATAACATTGATGGGGAATCCTACTTTTTTACTTTCGATAAAAATAGTAATTTAAATGGTATCTCACAAACGGCGGGGCGCAATGGACAATATAGAGAGACCCCACTAGATCCATCTAGCGATCTATTTAATACGTTAGCTAATTCAGAGTCAGCCTTAGCGGCAATGAATGTTAATAAATTTAAAGGCAAAGCGACACAAACTGCCATGCAGATAGCATCAGTTGAAGAATTAAATGAAGTTTATAACGATAAAACAAAAAAACGCACTAATGAGGATATAGATCTACCTCTTAATGAAACCAATAGTTCAAGAAATATAGCGACTGAGGAAAATTTTGGTGTTGGAGATCCCTTCACTGGATATAAGGCAAGTAAAAGAAAGAAAACATACCCAACTGTTTTTGCTTACCCACTTGATATTGATCCACAACAGGATCATTTGAAAATTAAGAAGTTCAAATATTCAAGGCCTGCAAGTAACGTTCAAGCTGGCAGACCTGATAATGTGAAGACAGAAACTAAATCAATTAAAACATACAAGAAAGGGAGAGGAACAAGAACCTCAGGCACTAGAACTGTCAATACAAATGTTGCTGGCGATAGTGTTTTAGGTATGGAACAATTGGGTTCAGTTGTTTTACCGATGCCAAAAGTTGTAGATACAAATGGATGTGAGTGGGGCGAAAGTAAAGTTAATATCTTTGGTCTTGCTGCAATGTCAATGGGACAAAACTTAGGAAAACTAGGAATGTCTGAAGAACAACAGGAGGATCTAAAGAAAATTCAGAAAAGTTTGAAAAAGAACAAAGGAATGGGAACGAGTAGTTTGAGAGATATAGCTGGTGCGACTGGTGCTTCTGTATTTTCACAAGCAGCGATAACAGCTCTCGGACAACAGATCAGTAATAATGAATTTTTAGCAAGAACTGGTGGAAGAATATTAAATCCAAACGCAGAACTTCTATTCCAAGGCCCTGTTTTAAGAGACTTTAACTTCGATTTTCTGATGGTTGCAAGAAGTCGTGAAGAGGGTGAAGAAATTAGAAGAATTATTAGATGGTTCAAAACTGGAATGGCTCCTAAATTCAATAATTCAACTTTCCTCAATAATCCAGATATTTTCACTCTAGAATATAAAAGAGGACAAGGGCCAATGGATCAACTAGATACAGTAAATAGATTCAGTCCAGGCGGACTTGCATTGAGAACTATTCAAGTTGATTATGCTCCAAACGGATCTTGGTCTGCATATCAAGATTCTCAACCAGTCGCACTCAGAATGAGTCTGAACTTTGCAGAGTTGAGACCAATATTTGAGAGCGATCAAGAAATGACTCCAGCAAGCAGTGTAGGTTACTAAAATGTCATACTCAGGATCACCAAATTCATACTTTAGACAATTACCACAACTTGACTATCCTTCATTGTCAAATGATCGAAAGTCTGTGTATGATTATCAACTTGTCAAAAATTTATTTAAGAGAGCAGTTCTTAGAGATGATGTATTTAATGACGTAACCAACTTTGAAAAATATTCTGTTGAAGGAGATGAAAGACCAGATCAAATTGCATATGAGTTTTATAGAGACTCTGGGTTAGATTGGATTATTTTAACAACAAATAACATTGTTCATGTTAGAGATGAGTGGCCAATGAGTAATCGTGATTTTTTAACTTACTTAAATGAAAAATACACAAGTGAAGAATTATCAAATGTTCATCATTATGAAACTAGAGAGATTAGAGATGAATCCAATACTTTAATTCAACCAGCAGGCATAAGAGTTAAATCAGATTATTCTGTAACCTATGTGGAGAATGATACAGTAAAAACTAAGTCATCAATTAAGATGCTTACTTTTCTTGAACATGAAACTAATTTAAATGATGCAAAGAGAAATATTAATATTCTAAAACCAGATTATGTAGAGATCTTTTTAAGAGATATCAAAGAAATCATGAGGTATAAACAATCAAGTCAATTCATATCAGATAGATTAAAAGAAACTGAGAATCCACGCATAATTTCGCCATAAAAAAAAGAGGTCACTTTGAGCGACCTCTGGCGTAAAAAATGGCCCGAAATTTTTTTCGGGGTATTTCCTAATTTTCAGCTAATTTTGCAAAATAGCTGAGTGCATCTTCTTCATCCTCATCTGTATTTACAGAGGATGGAGTTGTG